CCGCCTCCGGCGGAATCCCCTCCTCCTATGCCAACGCCGCCGCCAACCAGGCGTCCAACTACTACGCGGCACAGTTGACCGACAAGATTCCCGACCTCTACCAACTGGCCTACAACCAGTATCTGAACGACTACAACATGGATTTGAGCAACCTTGGGGTTGTCCAGGGGGCGGAACAAAGCGACTACGACAAATACCTTAACCAGCTCAACCAGTACAACACCGACCGCAATTTCAGCTACGGGCAGTTCCTGGATGAGCTGTCGTCTCAGAACCAGCGGCGTACCGATGCGCTGAACGAGGCGGTTCTGCGGGCGGAAATGGGCGACTACGGTGGATATGAAAGTCTGGGCTGGGACACTAGCAACATTCCGGCAGAGATAGAGCGGCAACTTACTCTTGCGCAGCTCGGCGCGCAATATGGGGATTACAGCGGCCTGAATGGGCTTGGGATCGACACCTCCAATAATCCGACGGATTATGATCGCCGGTATAATCTGGCCCTCCTGCAAGCGCAGTACGGCGATTTCTCCGGCCTGCGTGAGCTGGGCGTGAACGTCAACCCCGGCGCGCTGGCACAGTTTGAACTTGCGGCCAATCCGCCCAGGAGCAGCGGCGGGAGCGGTTCTTCCCGGAGCGGGCGATCCAGCGGCACCAGCGGCACTGAAAAGCCTGTTCTGACTTACACTCAGATGATGGATGCTATTGAAAAGAAGCAGATTACGCCGACGGTCAAAGCCGCATGGCAGTATTATATGGGAGAAGCATGGCCGGAGGACAACACTAGCGGAGACTCTGGTGGGACACAGCTTAACCCCTATGCACAGCAACTTCAAAATAGTCTGCTCCAAGGTGGGGCTGGCATAATCAATATGTGGCCGGGCACGACACAACAGGTTAACAAGAGCAGCAGCGGTCTTTCTCCGGCGGCACAGAACATCCTCAATAGTTACCAGCATGTGAATCCTGGCACATCTTCCAATGTTGCCGAGGTATTTGCAGACCGGATTGAAACAGCCCTGAGAAATGGAAGCATCACGGAACAGGATGCGAGCTATCTCCTTGGGGTGCTCGGAGTATAAGGAGGCTGGAATATGGCGAGTATCCAGGAGCGTTTGAACCGCCTGCGTGGGGAAAGCAGCGAAGCGTCGGTATATGAAAGGCTGAATCATCTGCGCCAGATTGGGCAAAGTCAGGAGACGGAGAGTGCCGCAGGCGGCGCGGGGCCCGCTCCGGCGCAGCGGACGGTAAAATCCGCCCCGCCCGCCGCGCTGCCTGAGAGCAAGGGGAAAGCCCTGACCCTGCCCAAAGCGGGAGAGAGGGGCTTCCTGGCGGGCGGGGTGAGCGTGGAGGGCTCCCCATTCCTGTATGGCAGCGAGCGGGCGGCAGCCGCTCTGCTCGGCGCGGGAGAGGGCGTTACGGACTTTATCGGCAGCGGCTTCTACAAGGGGGTGCAGGGCATCAGCTCCCTGGGCGGGCTGGCCCCCAATCCGGTATCGGAGTGGGCCGGGCGGAACGCCGACGCCTTCCTGGAGAACAGCGTCACGCGGGACTATGAGGAGAGCATCCGTGAGCGATACCGCCCCAGTCAGGGGGCGGAGAATGTAACCGGCATCGGACAGACCATCGTGCAGATGCTCCCCGGCATTGGCGCGTCCAAGATCGTTTCCGCCGCGGGGAAGGGGCTCAACGCCGCCCAGGCGATTTCCCGCGGGGAGAACGTGGGCCGGGCGCTGTTCGGCCTCCAGGCGGCGGGCAACTCGGCCAGCCAGGCGAAAGCGGAGGGGGCGGACACCGGGCAGGCCCTGGCCTTTGGCGCGGCCTCCGGGGCCCTGGAGACAGCCATTGAGGGCATCGCGGGCGGTATTCCCGGACTGGGCGGCGGCAAGGTGGGGCAGATTGCCGAGGCGGTCAAGGCAAGCCCCCTGGTCAGCCGGGCCTTGGATATCGCAGGCGAGGGCGGCGAGGAGGCGCTTTCCACCGTCCTCACCCCCTATTTGCAGCGGGCCATTTATGACCCGGACGCCCCCAATGCCACGCCGGAGGAGATTGCACAGAGCGCGCTCATGGGCGCCGTGGCCGCCGGAGTGCTCCAGGGCGGCCTGGAGCTTCCGGGGACAATCTCGGATATCTATTCCACCCGGCGCAGCATTGGTTCCAACGCGGAGATCACGGCCAGGGCCGGGGAACGGTTGAGTACGCCCGCTTACCGAGATGTGGCGGACAACCCGCTCGCCACAATGCTCCCCACCGGGGAAGAGGCGCTGGCCGGGAAGCGGGCCTATCTGCCCGGCTCTCGGGAGTACCGAGGGACAGCATCGGAAGGGACAAAAAAGACCGCCCCCACGGAGGAGGCGGTGAATGAAAACGGACTGACCTCTCTGACTGAACGGGAACGGATCAATCTGTCCAGCGGGAAAAAGAATAAAATTGTTTCCACATTTAAGGATGCAGTTTCGTTTGTGAAAAATGCGCTTATAAACAAGCAAAATACAGACCGCGCCTATCTTGGTAGAGTCCCAGATCCTGTCGCACAGAAAATCCATGAAGATACTGGCTTGGATTTGAAAGGGTTTGGCGTCATGATGAATGGCGATGATGTCCGTCACATTATGAAAAACCACGGAGATGCAGCGACAGAACGAAGTAGAGGACAAATCGCAATTACTCCGAACGACATTGCGAGAATCCCAGAAATTTTAGCGTCCCCTGACCGCATATATACTTCCGAGGAAATGGATGGCAAAGGAAGGACTGCGATCATATTTGAAAAACAGATGGGCGATTACTACATTACAATTCAGGGAATATCGGACGGAAAACAGCTCCTGCAAACTGACACATTATACAAAAGAAGAACTCGCACGACACGGGACACAATGCTCGAGACCCAAGAGGGTCTCGCCCCTGTGATTAACGCCCAAGGCGAACCGCCGCAAAGTTCTTCTAATATTAGTATACTCCCTGGCGGGCAGGATGTCAACCTACAGCAGGGCGATCGCGGTGAAACACAGGATACGCCCAGGGAGGGGCCTGGGCCTGCCTTTGAGACAGGCCCGGAGAGCTCGGTGGGCGCGGCGCGGAAGGGCTTCGACCCATGGTCGGAGTTCCAGGGCACCAGGAGCGAGTTCTTCCCCGAAGGGGCCAACGCGGCCCGTCCGGTGGACGTGCCGACCACAGATCCTCAGGGCCGCCGCATCCGCAAGACCGCCTCCACCGCCATGGGTGCAAAAGCCATCCCTGACGAGGTGGTGGGGGACATCCAGAACATGGTGCTGCGCGGGGAGTTGTCCTATGACCGCCGGAGCGACCTGGCTTCCACTGACCGGGCGGTGCGGACGATTGAGGAGAAGGGCTATCAAAGGGCGCTGGAGGAGTTTTCTGCCCAGGTACGCAAGGGCGTCGTGTCCAAAGACATCGCTACCCTGGGCCAGCAGCTCCTTATCAACGCCGCCAACGCGGGAGACGGGAAGGCCACGGCGGAGTTGCTTTCCCTCTACGCGCAGATGGAGACCACCGCCGGGCAGGCGGTACAGGCGGCCTCCATCCTGCGCAAGCTGGCTCCCAGTGACCAGCTCTACGCCGCCAAGCGCGTGGTGAGCGAGCTCGAAAAGACCATCCAGAAAAACTACAAGGATTTGGATATCACCATTGACCCGTCGTTGATTGAGGAGTTCAACCAGCAGACCGCCCAGGCGGGCCGGGACGAGGTGCTGGACAAAATCTATCAGAACGTGGCTGACCAGGTGCCCGCCAAATGGAAGGATAAGTGGAACGCCTGGCGGTATATGGCGATGCTCTTTAACCCAAGGACGCACATCCGAAACATCGTGGGCAACGTCGGATTCCAGCCGCTGCGCTGGACAAAGGACCGGGTGGCGGCAACCATCGAGGCGGGGGTCTCCAAGGTCAGTGGCGGAAGGCTGGGACGCACCAAGTCGTTCGCGGCCAATCCCGCGCTCTATAAGGCTGCGTGGGCCGATTGGGCAAACG